AGCCCAACCATTTATGATCCAAGCGCAGTGAAAACTTTTGCTGGTGGTCGCGGTGGTGTAAGTGCGGTTCGTCAATATCGTGACGAGTCAAGCAGAAGTGATGTTTATGCGGTTGATTGGAGTCGTGACGTTAAAGTCACCTCTAGTATCTGCATTAAGCGCACAACTGCTTCCTAATGGTTAAGGGGCAGGGAGGTTTTACTAATTTGCCTCCCTGCCTCTATTTTTTAAAAATTAGAAACAGAGGAATTTAAAGAAATGGGAAATCCGCTTTGGTGTAACAACGTAGTGCCAACAGGCGCAGGCACGGGCCGCGTCAGCCAGACAGGCGAGCAATCAATTGCTGCCAACTCTAGTCGCACAAGCATAACTTTACAGAATTTGGGCACAGACGAAATCTATGTTCGTCTTGATGCCACCACACCAACATCGTCCAACGCACATTACATTCTTTCTGCCCCGTCAATTAGCCTTGGCGGCGATGGCGGGTTTTTGAAAGTAGACGGATATGTTGGGGCAATGAAAGTGCACGCCGGGGGCAGTAGCTTCACCGTACAAATTGTTGAGTATCAAACAACATGAGCGCAACATTAGTAACACCAAAAACCACTAGCGGCGGGGAGATAATCCGCGAGTTAGTCAACGCCTCAGACGGCGCGGGTCTGCATTTTGAGAGTGGAGGGTACATCGAATTAGCCAACTCGGCAGCGGCAGAATTTGGCACAAGCGATTTTAGCGTCGAGTTTGTGCTAAACCAAAAAGAGGCGAATGTCAGCAGTAACAACATTTTTCGCTACCCAAGTTCTGGTGATAACAGGATGTTTATTCAGCATCAAGGTGGAACGACGAAAATAACATTTAGAGATACTAGCGATGCAGTTTATGACCTCGGCTATGATATGTCGGCAGATTACGGCACGCCTACCCACTATGTGCTAACCGCAGACAGAGACGGCAATGCTTTGCTGTATAAAAACGGCAACCAAGTTGGCAGCGTAGATATTAGTGCCAGCAGTTCAGTAAATATTGGCTCCGGTAACACGGGAGTTGCTGCAATCGGCTCAAGTTCAGCTAATTACACAATGCTGAGGACTTTTTACCGCTTTAGGACGTGGAACAAAGCACTCAGCAGCGCAGAGGTGCAGACAGCATACGAACGCGCTGACGTACCGTTCGCAGACCAGTATGGAGAGAACAACCTAGTTGACGCTGATGCAAGCGCGTTTACAAGCGGCACATATAGCTGGGTTGCATACGGAAGTAACACAATAGCGAACGTCGGCAATGCGCTGGAAATTACCTATGGCAATGCGGCGAACGGTGCTTACAATTATTTTCGCAACGCCAGCGACCTTACGAAAGATTTAATTGTCGGCAAAAAATACCGCCTCACCGTAGACGCTAAATACACAGGTGGTTCCGCTGGCTCGACATTGGTAATCGGCAGCGTAGGGACTGCGTTTGCCACACTGACCACGTCAATGGTGACTTACACCACGGAATTTACTGCGACACAAGCTACCACAGATAACCTTCGTTGCGGAGGAATGTCAGCCGGAAATGTCGTGACAATCGACAACTGGCAGCTTGATGAAATCGGCTGCGTCTCCGACTACGACCTCGCATTTGCAAACCCAACGCAATCGCTAACCGTTCAAGACCGTGCTGGTTCAGCGGATGGTACTTGTTCAGCAAGCGGCGTGACGCAAGTGCAGCCGGTGGTGCAGTTGAACAGCACGGCAGCACGAATCGGCACAAGCGCGGCGACTCCTGCGGATGGTGAGGTTGTAGCTACTAGCGTTAAAGCTGAGACATACCGTTCAGCGAGGTCAGATGGTGACATATATATTCAAGCGGCGACGGCGAGTGACTTTGTCGCGATAGGCACTCAACTTTCCTCAACTTTGCTAAAGGTAGACGGCAGCGGCGATACAACACTCGATGGTAAACTAAAATTAGATGACGCTTCAGTAGCTGGCTGGATACAGTCAAACGGTTCTGTTCGAGTTGATATCGACAACGATGATAGTTCGACTGACCGCGCTTTTGTGGTTAGCCGAGACAATGCTTCAGCCACGCTATTCAGCGTAAACGAACTCGGCAACGTTTTGGTCGGTGCTGCTGCACTTGACGCAAACCTCGGCGCGAAGAAGATGCAGCTTGAAGGTTCTGCCAGCACCAGCGTTGGGCCAGAGATGTTGCTGCACAATCCGGGTCAAGGCGGCGGCGCGGCTTCGCTATTAACTTTTGGTGGCAAAGCATCCGGCACAGAGGGTTACACCGCCGCGATAAAAGCCACAAATACTGGCACGTTGACGATTGGGACGGCGCACGCAAGTGGTGGATTTAGTGAACCGGCGGCGGCTTTGACCATAAACAGCACCGGCGATGTTTCGTATGGCATAGGCAATTCCAAAGAGGCAACAATTCAGTCAACTAATTCCGGTCGAGTTGAAGGCAACCCCGCTTACAGTTTTCGCGGAGACTTGGACACCGGAATGTTTAACCCGAATACGGACAACACTCTGGCTTTTTCAACCGGAGGAACCGAGCGGATGCGGATATCCAGCACCGGCTTGGCCAGTTTTTCAAATGGCGTCACCGTCAGCGGCGCGAACAACTGGTCGCATCTTACGTCGTCTAACGACCAGAGTTTATCGCTAGCAGACGACGCGCAAATTCAACTAGCGGACGTTGAAGCTGGCGCGATGATGATTCACATATATGACCGAGGAGCCGGTCACGGTGCGGTTATATTTGCGACATACTTTGGCCAGCCGGAACTTGTAGCGGGTTCGTCAACATATTTCGACGTTGCTGACACCGATGGCAAGATTTGCGTCATAAAGTCAAGCTCGTCGCACGATGTATATTTAAAAAATAGACGCGGAAGTACAAAGCAGTTCAGCGTGCTTGTGACTGCGGGTGTACTTGACGATTTTTAATAATTAGGAATGAAAACAGTAGTTAAAACATTTGAGAACGAAGGCGACCAAAAGAAGGTCGGTTTTAAAATAACAGACAACGCTGGCAACGTGTTTATCATTGATAAACTAGTTGCAATAGCTGACGGCAAGACAGACGAACAATATGTCGCCGAAGCACTCACCGCGTCACAAGCGGAGATTGACGAATGGCAAGCATCGTTCTCGGTTATCGGTCGAGAGTGGGACGCTGATGCTGGTGCGTTTGCGGCAGAACCGGCGGCAGAACAATCAAGCGAGGAGTAATTTATGCAAGCCATAGAAATCAACACAGTACCAAACGCGCAGACGCTTAACGTCAGCAAGGTGGTTGTAACACTAAACAGTGCAAGTATGTTCTCGATGCAATTCGCAGTTGCTGGCTTCGGCAAGTGGACAAATGCGGAAGGCGTTGAAGAATACCAGCCTAATCCATTAGTTAGCACACTGCTAAATGTGCAGGGTGAAACTTGGAATAGCTGGGGCAGTGATGTCGATGATAGCACCTTTATAGGTGATTTGGCCTTGGCCCAATTAGGGCTGACAAGGGCACCTGTTGAGGAGGCATCTGAAGCACCTGCTGAGGCACCTGCTGAAGAGGCACCTGCTGAAAGTGGTGAATGACCAACGCGCTTGATCATGTCGCCCTTGAACGTGTAGCGGAGCAAGCAATTGGCCACTATGGCTGGATGGTTGTAGCTGCATTTGGTGCTCTATTGTTTAAAGATATATTATTCAATTTTGCACAAGGGCTGCTAATATACTACGGGTCTGATTTTGAAAATGACGAAGTTTTGTATATTAGCGGAAGGCAAGCGCGGGTTATTCGTATGGGCATTTTTAGCTGCACATTCTTTCTTACAGATAGGCAAACAAAAATGATTGTCCCATGCAGCCAACTAAAGCAGTTGACAGTTGAGAAGAAACTGCCCGTTAACGGAGGCGATGAGTATCTGCCGAAAGGCAGCGAGAAAGGGCCAATGCAAGTCGAGTTAATAAATAAACAATGAACAGGACAGATAAAATTACATTAGCTATTTTTATAGCCTGCGCGTTGTTTATTGTTTTGCTTTCAAGTGGCTGCAAATCTCTACCCGGCAAACTGGAGGTTGATACGCCCTTTTTTGACATACTATATGAGGAGCCTGACAAATGAACATCGACGACGTTAAAGTGCTAATAGCGAGCGTGGCAGGCTTGGGCAATTGGTTAGTAGATATTGACCTAATTTTAAAAATTGTACTTAGCGCGGCATCACTGGTTTATGTGGTGTTGCAGATAATAAAACACTTAAAAAATAATTAACATGATACGTTCAAAAACATTCTGGACAGCCATAACAGGCGCAATTGCTGGCGTTGCTGGCTATTTCACTGGTGAGCTAGAGCTAGGCGCAGCAGCTAATGTTGTAATTACTTCGTTGCTTGCCTTGTTCCTGCGTCACGGCATTAAAAAGGCAGAAGACAGTAAAGGTTAAGCTATGGCTTGGGCAGTAATTGCTGAATCAGATGTGCAAACCCGTATGACTGATACGGAGTTGGCTAAATATAACTCTATTGGGTTAGCGTCTGGTCAAACATCCTCTGGCATAATCCAAGAGGTCACAGATGATGTTGCTGCCTTGGTTCGTGGGTACATTAAAGGGTGCCCCCGCAATAACCTTGCATCTACAGATGCAGCAATTCCTACGGTGCTTCATTCCCCTGCTCTTGACATTATTATTGTCGAGCTAATGAAGCGTGTAGGGGGAACTGTTACAGATGTCTCTGATGTACGCATAGCAGCCTACAACACTGCGTTGCAGTTCATGGAAAAGGTTGCGGATTGCCGCTTTGGCATTCCTAAACCAGCAAATGAAACTACAACAGAGTTTTATGATGATCGCGGTAGCTATGGTTACAAAAGAAAAGTGTGCATTAGCGACACAGCAAGTGTGAAAAACGGCGTAACATCGACAACAGACGATTGCGCCTGTGAATCAAGCGCAGGGGCGAGAATTTTCTAGTGGCAGTCTACATGACAGGAATACAGGGTGCTTTGCATACTCGCCTAGCGGGGCAGGCACCCTTTAACACTGGCGTAGCTAACACGCCGGGGCTTGTCTTGGAGGATGATGATGTGCAATCACGAATGGAGGAAATGCTTAATCGTGTGCGCGTTATGGCGATAGTTTTGCGGCCCATTAGCATGATCAGAGTGCTAGAGAGGTCTGTAGTGGATTTTAATTGGGAAGTTGATTGCATAGAAAATCCTGCAATTAACAGGCCCGTAGGAGGCACTTATTACACAGTCGAAGCAGTGGCAGAGTCTGTGTTTGTGCTTCTAAACAATTACCAGATACCCGAGTCAACTTTGACAGGCACAAATAGCTCGCGGTCTATGAGCATCACACGAATAGGCAGAGAAGAACCCGCAGGGAGTTTGGTAAGGTACAAGGTCGCAGGCTTTGTGCGTAGTAAATTAACAGAAAACATAACTTAAAAAATGGCAAATTCAGTAATAGTTGGAAATGCAACAGTCTACGGTGTTGATGGCACGGTAGCATATGGCACGGTGTTAGTTGGTGAAAACTACTTGCAAAGTGTTAACCTAACTGACGATGTAGACACGGCAGAGGCACGTGATCAAAAGGGCAATGTGTTTGGGTACAACTTGTACAACTTTAGGCGCACAGCAACTTTTGAAATCATCTTTATCGACACAACAGAAGCAGGCGCAGCAGCAGAGGTTAAGCTGCCAGAACCCGGCGCGACTATTACAATAGCGCAGGATTCAGAAACTGGTGACTCTTTCCCCGGCGAGCTAACAGGCACTTGGAACTACATTGGCGGCGGCACAATCAGCATGAGCAACACAGACATACTTAGAATGTCATTGCCATGCAGTCAGTACAACAA